ATTCAGTTGTAGTACTAGCTACTGTTGCTGCGATGCTAATTGTTCTAGCTTCAACATCATTTTCTAAATGCTTAGCGTAGTTGTAAGTATCTGTTGCTATTTTTGCGGCTGCCGCTGCTGCTTCTTCTGCCTTTCTAGCAGCTTCTTCAGCTAATCGTTGTGTTTCTCTTGCTGCTGCTTCAGCTAATCGTTGAGCTTCTGCTGCTTGTTCTGCAGCAACTCGTGCTGCTTCTTCTGCTGCTCTTTGAGTTGCTTCAGCTGCTTCTCTAGCTAATCTTTCAGTTTCTCTTGCTGCTTTTTCAGCAGCATCTTTAGTTGCATCGTATGCGTCTTCAAAAGGTTTTGTAACTTTATCCCACCAAGCCATAATTTAATTTTTTTAAGTTAATTATTATGAAAGTAATTTGTAATACTCTTTAAAATGCTTGATACGATCTGGTAAACCAATTGTACCACCATTAACACGTTTTGTGATTTGAGTAACTACAGCATCGGAAGCACCACTATCAGCCATCTTGTGTAATCCATTTTTAGAGAAAAACCAAGCAGCTGAGAGTAAGGCGTATTTCGATGAAACCACATCTGGGTTAGACAAAATGTCTTCTCCAATGGACTTACCGAATGCAGTGTAGTTCTCTTTACCAGTTAACTGTATGTAACCTCTTCCGCGAAATTTATATCCTTCACCTGATGCTTCATTACCATTACCCATTCTACCTCCGTAGACACGAGCAGCAATTTTAGCAGGTTTGCGTTCATACTGAGCAGCTAGAGCAGCAGTTGGGAAATATTTTTTAAATATTCCCATTAATCCTTTAGCTGAATAATTTAAATTTTCTTGAGTTGCACGGAAACCACCTGATTCGTGTCCGCACTGTGCTAAAAAGTGAGCTAAACGTAATGGGGTATTGATTGCAAATTTAGCAGCTGTATCAGGAATCATTGCAATTACTGCATCTGGAATATGTCCTTTTAAATTAGATAATTTTAAATTACCTGAATTTGCGATTGGAGCAGCAGGAGCAGCAGCTACTGGAGTAGCACCACCAAACATTTTTGCCCATGTTCCATCTCCAACAATACCATCAGCTGTTAATCCATTAGCGGATTGCCATGCTTTAACAGCAGCGTCTGTTTTAGGTCCAAATTTACCAATGGCTTCTATACCTAATTTTGTTTGAAGCTTTTTTACATCTTCACCCTCGGATCCTAGCTTTAATAGCATCTTTTATTGTTTTTATAGTTAATTATTACAGTTGTATTCTTTACTCTTAGAATTGGATTTTATCCAATTTGTAAGTTAAACCTAAGCCTGGAGTAAAGTTGTTCCCAACTAAATTACCAATAACCCAAATCTTAAGTCCTTCAGATTTTAACGGAGCGTATCCTATCCACACGTTAGGCTTATTAACATTGTCTACAGGTTGGATACCCATACCTAACATTAATTTTTCGCTTGCAAACATACGGATAACACCAAATTTCATAGTTTTATCAAAACTACCTGTTTTAGTTGATACCATTGGATCAGCATCATACTTGAAACCAGCATAAATACCCCATCCTTTTTTGATATAACCACCTGTTAAGTATCCGTCCATACCTTTATTAGTGGCTGAACCGAAAAATTCTTGTGCATTAGCAGCTACTGCAGACAAACACAAAATCGCAATCAATAATAACTTTTTCATAGTTTAATTTTTAAATATATTCTTTTTTATCATACGTGATACTATCCTAGAAGCCGCTGTTTCCAACGCTTTTTTTGTGGTAATTCCGATTGTTGATTGATTAAATTTAATCTCATCAAATGAATCAGATAACGCACCTTGTTTTACTGTACTTGCTTCGCCTAAGCCTGAACCAGTGATATACTCAGCAGTTTCAGCGTTAACGAACTTAACTTGTAAGCCCAGCCTGGTAGTTTGAGTTTGCTTAACACCATCTTTTAATTTTAGTTGCTCGTCTTCAGAAACAGAGAAGTCGTATACCTCTACATATACAAAATATTGTGCAAGCTTAATTTTTCCTCTACCATCTAATTTATTTTCTGTAAAACCTGATTGAGACGCCTGGAATTGTTTTACCATTCTGTTCTTAATCTCAGCTTTATCTTCAGTAAATGTAAATCGATTTGTTTCTTCTAAAAATTCAACTACTATATTTGTTAAACCTAAACCAACACGTTTGTCTTTAAGTTCAGGATACATTGCAAATATTTCATCTGTAATTCCAATACTTAATAATTGAATAGGAATTTTAGGTCCTTCATAATCAGATACAACATCAATCGATTGTTTCTTTTCAAAATCAGCTTGGTATGCTTCTGTCTTTACAGAACCAATAGTTTGTCCAAGTACTGGTAAACATAATAAAGAAAGGAATAAAACCAATAAATTAACCTTCATATTCTTCTTCTTTTTTTTCTGCTTTAGTAGCGTCTGAAATTTGTTTTTTCATTCCTGTAAATTTATCTACTGAAGATAAACCTAATGAACCGAATGCTAATAATGCTACTGCATTTACTAATGATTCTGCTGGGGCGATATGTGCTTCAGAAAATGAATTTTGATACATTGTAATACACAATGTTAACGCAGCTAATAAACCAACAAATCGTTTTGATGATACAGCACCTTTTTCATCAGCTAGTAATGAATTAGCACCTGCCATAAATTTTTTTAATATTTCCATTTTACCAAGGTTGTTTTGAGATTTTAGCGGCTATTTCATTTGCTTTATCTCTTTGATTAGTAAAATGTAGGTGTACAAAATACATCTGAGTGCTAAAGCCAATTATAATTCCAGCTAAAACCAATTTTGAATAAATTTTATATACCTTTTCCATTTTATTATTCTTCTATAGATTCTTCTATATCCTTTATTTTACCACACTTTAAACATTCTTCATCACCGTCACCGTCTGAGTCACCCCATACGTGTTCACATTGACGATGAGCGAAGTATTCATCGATTTTACCGTCGCCATCATGATCTAAACCATCCATCACACCATCTCCATCTTCATCGATTTCAACGCCTTTCTTTTCAATGGTTGTTGATGGAGTTGGTGCGTCACCTCCTTTAGTATCGGATAATGACACACCATCTTCCTCGTCCATTTTCTGAACCAACATTTTATCTTTATCTGTATCAGAGAACCAGTAATCAATTATTTTACTATATGAACCAATGAATGCTCCAAGTAACAACAACATTAATTCTTTCCATTCACCTGCAATTTCAGTGCCTTGAACAATAGCGGCAAATATACCACCAATTATTAACATAAATCCACCTAAAACCATAGCGGTAATATACCATCTACGTTTCATCATTGCATTTAATAGTTCCTTAAATCCCGTAGGAGTAGGTTGTGCCATAGGTTGTTCTTCTTTAAATAACTTCATTGTTAATTACCATTTAGGAGCTTCTTCTAGCTCTTCTTTAGCTGTTTTAGGTTTTGGTTTTGGAGCTGGAGCCGGTTTTGTACCACTACCCCCACCACCTACAACATTCTTTTGTTGTTGTGTATTATTAGTAGTAATATTAATTACTGGTGCTGGAGCTGTTACTGCTTGTGGTGCTGGTTCATCACCTTCACCTGTAAGAGTTTTTGTAACATATCCACCAACACCTAATGCTACTGTACTTGCTAGACCAATAATGATACTTTTAAATGATCCGCCACCTGAGTTTTCTGATTCTTCTGCCATTTTATTTTTAACGTTTAATTACTAATGGTTTTTTAACTGTACCTCCGTTGATATCAGTTAATGTTATATCGTACAAACCATTTTCTAAATCTGTAAAATCGTATATTTTAGTTACAATTTCTTCTTCTGCAGTTAATGGTAATGTTTTTACAGGCTCAGCAGCAGCAAATTTGTATACTTGTACAGAGTACTTAGCTCCAGTCGTAACCGCGTATTGTACTGTAACTTTACCACCTGTTGATACTACACTAAGTATATCTGTGGATTTTGCTGCAACTCCTAATTTAATATCAGGTGCTGATAATTGTTCAATATCACTACATCCTGCGGTAATAAATATAAGGCCGATTAAAACAATTGATAATAAGTTTTTCATATTTAGAAGTTGTTATATCCTGTTAATTTTATTGTTTCTGTATTTAAATTAATTCCTAATTGAGATCCGCTAGTTGATGCAGCATCTGTTGCGGAAGTAATTTTAATGAATGAATTGATATCCAATCCATTTACTAATGTGCTAAATTTCAATTTGAATGGAGTTGAAGCGCCTGTAATTGGAGTTTTCAATTTTTGGTCAAGTGCTCCGAATTTAACTTTACCTGTTGCTGAGTTAGCAAATACATACCAAT